CTGTCCACTGCTCATTGTCATGAAACGCAGATTTGCACGTCGTAAAATCCGGTCAAAATATGCCATCTGAATATAGGTCTCCAGTTCTACTTTCTGCTTGCCATTCAGATTGCCGCCTGCCGTATCGGCAAGTGACTTCATCCATACATACTTCTTTTCTACTTCTTCCAGCAGATCTCTCTGTACATTAACTTTATCATAGATTTCCCGGTTTCCTGAATACCTGACATAAAGTTCTTTTTTTTCTTCTGCCTTTTCTTCCTCTTTGCTCGCCTCAGCCGCCTGCTGTGCCTTGAGAAACATACGGTTGTAATCGGGATTGGTTTCGTAGTTGCGGCTCTTGCTGTCGAAATATACAGCATAATCGCTCTGGAGATTAGGGTCAGCGACCATCACGGTCTTCTTGACCTTCTTCTCCTTACCGGTCTCGGGGTCAACTTCGATCTCCTCGAACTTCTTCGCTTTGATGCCATATTTCAGTTCAGTGTCGACCTGCTCGCCGAAACGCTCGATGACCCGACCACGATACTCCTTGAAGCTCTTATCGATTGCAGCATAAGCCACCCCGAGAGCAACATTGCGCTTGCGAAGAATATTGTTGGATGCCAGAATGCTGGTAATAGACAGCGTGCCAAGAATGATGGCAGGGCCATAAAGCTTTGCGAGCTTCATTCCGGTCTGAGCATAGACAACAACCGTGTCCTTCTTGCCGTCCTCGGTCGTATATTCCTGGCCATTGATTGCACCGGTCTCCATTCCATCATGGATGGTATCGAGAGTACCCTTAGTTTCATCGAGAATCTCTACTACCTTAGTGGTGGCCTTGCAAGCGAGAACGGCACTTACGACCGTACCGGCAATACCAGCCACAACGAGAATCTCGGGGCTGTGCTTCTTGAGCTTCATAACGGCCTTGGAAGTCACGCCATTCACGCTCTTCATAATTTCAGTCTTATTTTTCATGGTTTGTTATTCTCCTTTTCAGTTTTTAGAATTGATTTCGGCACCACAGGCAGCGTATCCAGCCAAATCGACATAGCTGTCGTCCGTAGCCGTTCCTGTCCTGATTCGTGCAATCTTAAGAAGTGCCATCATCATGGCAACATCGTTTGCAGTAAATTCAACGCCCTTATAGACGCTCCAAAAACCTGCAATAGCTGCGAAGTTATCTTCAGGTGAGCCGTATTCGTTCTCTCTCTGACCGCATACACATGCCTTTGCCTTGTCGAGTGTTTCAGATCTGTTCATCGTCGGTGTCCTCCTCATTGGTAGAAATAAACGAAATATATTCACGCTTTCGTTCTTTAGCAATTACCTGGCAACCACACATTGGGCAGTCAAAGGCATCATACAGTCCCTCCTCAGTAGTAGAACCGAAGGCAACTGCCAGTCCGGTCTTTCCGTTATCACGAGCGAGATAATGTCTCTCGATGATGGCATTGAATTTTGTGCCACAAACTTTGCATTCAAGCATTATTTTTCTCCTTTCAATTCAGCGGGATAGCACGAGGCAGTTTCAGAATATAACCGTCTCGAACTCGTACCGCAGTTGCTCCGCCAATATTTGTCCAACCGTAGCGGTTCATAGTGAAGTTATCATTGGGAACACGAGCGAGATCATAGAAATCAGATACGCTCACCGTTCCATACTGACTGATGATATCATTCATTGCATCCAGAACTGCTTCTGCGTCTCCACGGGTATCAAAGAGAATATCATCATAGTCAGGCGTATTGCGTCTATTACCAACAGAGCCGGCACGCACTCTATCTCCGCCTTGATCGTAGTAGTTCCGATAAGACACCTTAGATGCCGTTCCGTTTTTCTTGCTGCGACCTGCCTCGCCGTACAGAATCATGTCAATACCGGTAGTGACAATGTCAGAAATCGCTTTCTTGACAGCAGGCACAATGACCTCCATCAAAATATAAGATTTGACATTGTTTGCATCTTCTGCAATAAAGACATCTGCGAATTTTTGCATCTCGCCTTTTTTTCGAGTTTTTGCAGCCCCGGTAATAACCGCCTCGACTTTCTTTTCTGACTGTTGCTCCTGACGAGCCTTATCAGAATTAGATTTGTAATCTTCCACTGGGTGATCTCCTTTCTTATGCCGGAATCAGCTTACCGGGCAGAGTAATTTTTGTGTTCGGCATCAAGCCGTTTTCTTTTTTATATCGATAGGCGAGATTGCTCTTCGCTTTCGCTTCCGTCGGAGCAACAGTAGTTGCCTTCCAACGATGCTGAACGCAATCATCGAATCGCATAACAGGACCGTCATATTGATACTGCTGCATATTTTTTCCTCCTTTCGAGAGATAAAGAAAAAGGGAAAGCACCTTGTTACAGGTACTCTCCCTTATCCGAACTTCTCAAATTCGCATTTTCAGTTGTCTTCAGTGACAACATCGGATTCTTCCAAGATAACCGTCTTCTCCTCAGCAGCCATCTTCTTCTGCTCGATCTGGGCTTTGATGTTTGCAATTACCGGCTTTGCTACATACTTGTAGACGACCACGCCTACAACTACACTCAAGCCGATACCCGCAGCAATCTTTACGCCCTTGCTCAAGCCAGCGTTCTCGATAACCTCTTCGGTAGCTTCAACGACCTCGTTGTTCATAATCTCATTGTTGTTCATTGTGAAATCTCCTTTCAAATGTGTGAAATTGTGGAATGTTCTTCCATTAAATAAGTTGTAAATTTCGCGCGGTAGCTTACTGGTAGTCATAAACCGGAGCAACCTGATAATCAATCACCAGGCAGGGGGTACCGTTTGCATCCAGCTGCGATGAGAATGCAAGGTCAATGTAACCCTTATCGATGTTCCATCCGAGCATATCGCCCATCTTAGTTCCATCCAAACCGAGTTCGTAGTAGAAATCGTTCAGCGTGACATACATTTCGTCACGCATCTGACGATTCAGTTCATTCATGACCCGGGTGATTTTGTCTCTGTCAGACTTGAAATATCGTCCGGACAAGACATCATAGCAGATCGTGTTGCCGCCGCTTTCAGTGAGAATCACTTCTCGAACAGGGTTCTTAACCATCTTGTCTTTCGACACAGAGTCTCGAATGGACTGTTCCTTTTTCTCACCAATTGTCTCAACGACTTTTTCCTGATACTCCTTCAAAGTAGACTCTGAAAGGGTATACGCCGTTGCCAGAGCAGCATTCCGACGAAGATTAGTCGAGCTTGCTCCAATCAGGCAGAAGACAGAGATAGAGCCTACAACAGCTGCCGGAATATAACAAGGCCAAGCTGTCTTGATGATGTCTTTCGGCTCAAGTCTATCCGTATCCAGCTCATCTTTTTTCTCTTCAAGCAGAATCAGGGCTTTTGGTGTTGCTTTTACCGCCATAACAGTGGTGGTAATCATGCCGGCAATTCCAATACCGGTGAGAATTTCAGGACTATGTTTTTTCATTGCCGTCCGTACACTCTTGGCAATGCTTGCTAAACTTTGTTTAGGCATGATTTTCTCCTTTCGGTTAAACAAATAGTAGACTTAGTTCCTCAGCTGTTTCGACTGCATTCTGAAATATAAAGCTACGCTGCTCATCCTCGCCGTAACAAGCATACATAGCCATCTCGAACATGAAGTTTTCGATGATGGTGATTGGATCGTCGAAAGGCTTGTCCATGATTCGATCACAGATTTCATATGCAGCCCATTGCTGATATGACCTTTTTCTGAATTCATACTTTGGCCATGTGAACGATGGACTGAACAGATGGTCATCAACATATCGTTGAATAATTGAAACAGCCGTGCTTGTATCACACATATCGTTCGAATAAAGAAGAAGAGCCCTTGTTAGGACTCCTCATCTTCTTCATCGCTAAGTGCGGCAAGCTTCTCATTGATGCGTTCATCAATTTTTTCTTCCATCTTCTTCTCGTTCACCCAATCAGTGAGGAGCGTAGCCCCCATACCTACTGCGGTAGCGACAAGACCCAGGATTTTAACCAATTTTGCATTATTCATAAAGCGAAACCTCCTTTTCGTTTTCATAAAGTAAAATGTATTTTTTGCGAACTTACAGATCTTCCATCCACTCGGCTGTCGGCTCAAAAACCATGTCAATGACATAGATCTCCATGCCGTCATCCAAAGTGAGTCGGTGATGGTTAAAGTCGATCCAATAAATATCACCATTACAGCTTGACCATCCAACAGCGTCTCCGAGTTCCGTCTTTTCAAGTCCGAGAAACTCATAAAAATCATTAAGTGGGATGACTCCTGCGAACATGAAATTGCGGTTCAGATGGTACTCAGCCTGAATGACCTTTTCGATGGTTGACTCAAAATATCTTTGCGAAAAGCTATCGTAAAAAGTTCTGGAGACTTCTGGTTCCATACCTTCACCAAAATCGAGGGAAGAATCGTACCAACCTCCATTAGCAGAGATACTGATGTCCTTGCACTTTTCTTTGGCGATAGAATCTACGATGGCATTATGAGCTTCCTCACCATAGAGCTCTTTCAGCTTGTCTTTATACTCCTTATAAGAACCTTGGACGAGAGCATACGCACTTGTTAGTGCTGCCTGTTGGCGTCGATTTAAGGCATTGGCACCAATAATGCAAGCGATAGTAGAAGCTCCAAATGCCACTGCCGGAATATAACATTTCCATGCAGCGATGAACGCCTCTTTCTTGGTGTACGCATATGGATCACCATCATGCTTTTTGCGACTGTCTGCATAAACTAACGCTACTGCTCGTGGGGTCGCTTTGGCTGCTGCAATCGCCGTGACTACCACGCCGGCTGATGCTACACAAGACAACGCAACAGGTGAGTATTTCCTGATACAAAGCCCTGACTTATGCAGCAACTTTTGAATTGCTTGGTTCTTACTCATGTCTTTTCTCCTTTCATGTTTTGTTATTGCATAGCCCTTAGAAGGTCTAAAATGTTCGCTGCCATTTCACTGGCAGATCGAAACATAAGACTTGTGTTTGGATTCACCCTCGCATACTTAGCGGTCTTCATCATAAATTCATGCGTGAGCTTACAGAATTCATCAATAGACCCTTCTCTTCGAGGGTAAATCTGTTCGGCGATAAAATCTCTGAGCTCGTCGACAGCCCATTGTGAGTAACTCGCTTTTTTATAATCTTCAGCCCATTTACCAAACAAAGGCGGCAGCCAAGCGTCCATGCGGTACATGTCATACAAGATTAAATCAAGCTGATCGATGCTCATGTCTTTTCTCCTTTCATGCGAAAATAAAAAGCAAGAGAGACTGTATCGGATTCGAACCGACGACCTCCACGGAAGTGTGGCGCTCTACCAACTGAGCTAACCCGTCTCTCATAATAAGACTTGTAAATTTCGCGCGGCAAAAGAAAAGAGCCATTGTTAGCAGCTCTTTTCAAGTTTTACAAACCAATACTTTTCAGGATTTTAGTAAGTTCATCTTTCTCAAGATCGGCATCTATATCCAGATGAACATGTGTCTTTCCGTCAACGACTGTGGCTTTTACCTCATTCAAATTCAGTTTTACATCATAACCAAATTTCTTTCGGATTGCCAAACTCGCCAATTTCGAGATAATGCTCGTAGTGAATTTAGAACCAATTTTCATTTCGTCCATGCTCCTTTTACTCCTTTCGAATAGCATCGTTTTCCATAATAGGAGTTGTAATTTTGGTGAAAAGAAAAGAGCCGTTGTTAGCGGCTCAATCCTCAATAAATCCAGTTTTCTTTTGCAAAGAACAACGGTATTGCGATAAACGCAAAGAATACTAATGCTGTTGCATCTTTGTCGATAAGTACCGGTAAGTACCCACAAATAAGTAATACTACAGCATATAGCTTGTTCTTTAGTGTTTTCATAATCCATGTCTCCCTTCAAAATTCAATGGCTTTTCATAAAGGGAGATGCGTTTTTTGCGCTTAGATATCCCGTCTATCGAATACGGTTTCCCATCGTTCTTTCTGAATTGGTTTCATTTTTAATGCCCACATAATTTGGCGAACCGTTACAGTAGGGTATAGTCCGTCCGTACAAGCCCCAGCCCTCATTTCAAAGTATTCTCGAAAATCAGGGTGCAAATATAAAGCGTCAGTAATCCAAGGGTCAACTTCGCTCCACCATGTGCTTTTCGTCTCGGAGTCAAATCGTTGCTGAATTACTGCTAAACCTCTTTCTTCAATTCTGTAGAGAGTGCAGCTATTGTAAACCGGATGCTCACAAATATAACGCTCGCCATACAAGGACAAGTAAATTTCCGGTTTGTCAAAATGGTATCGCATATCCATCACCTATAAAAAGAAAAGAGAAAGAGCCCTCGTCAGGACTCCTTCCCCTTTGCTAATAGTCTTAATTAGTCGTCGCAGATCTGATCTCTGGTCGGATATAGAGCATCATATTCTTCATCGTTCTCCATACCGTAATGCTCTAAATCGACAGAGTGACCGCAAGCAGGGCATACTAAAGTATCTTCCCACTCGTCTTCAAATTCCATAAGTCCTCCGCATTCACTGCAAATATACCGTCCAGTAAGTAAACCGTCTCTCTGCGCGTCGTTAAAAAAGCTCATTGCAAATTACCTCCTTGATATTGTGTGGCACTATTAAGTATAGCGACCATCAGTATTTTATCAAGAGATAAAAAGCACTTTTACATCTCTCACAATAGCCCATGTAATTTTCGAGCAGGAGAAAAACGAAGAGAACGTGTTATATACACGAACTCTCCGCTTTTGGAACCGGTTTATTTCTTAGTCGGTCTGAATCGACTGAATAAACCTCTGAATGTCTGGGAGGTGAAAGTTCCGTCCTGTTCGAACTTGAAACCTCGTCTCATCCAAACGCCGTAGAACATCAACGGCAGCACCAGCTCAGCGGCAGCCATACCAAATCTGAAGTATCGATCTTTGACAGACTCTGCCATTTGAGCCGTCTTGGACTCTTGATCGATTTCACGATTCTCGATCT